GCATGATGCTTGAGGCTGAGACTTCCAAAATGGCCAGCGTCAACAAGACCATGAGAGCAGAGGCCGCCAGCAATGACGCATTTGTGCGCAGGTGGCGCCCCACGTTTGGCTATCTGGCCGCCATATCCTGGACACTGCAATCTATCGCTATTGCCTGGGTATTCATTATGAAGCCAACACAGGCCGGGGATATCGCTCAGGCCATTGGTGCACTGACACCTATGTGGGCGGTAGCGCTGGCGGTATTGGGTATCAGTGTGGCCAAGCGCAGCCAGGACAAACAAGTATCCGCAGGCCAAACGCCCCAAGGCGGATTGATTCAGGCACTGGCATCGAGGCTCCAAGGTGGCGGCAAGAAGGGCAGCAAAAATTGACGAAAACCAGCCCGCACTGGTGAAGCTATTGCGGGATATGGGTATTAGCGTTGCCATTACCAGCGCAGCGCACGATGGATTTACGGATCTGGTTGTCGGTTTTGGTGGGATAACCGTATTGGTAGAGGTAAAGGACGGAAGCAAAGAACCTGCAAGGCGCAAGCTGACGCCGCAGCAGGTGACCTTTCACGGATCATTCAAGGGCGCTATCACGGTAATCGAGAATGAGCAGCAGGCTGTAGAGCTGGTGACCAGGATAAGGCAAGCGTCAGCGCAAACTAGGATAGATTGGAATGTGGGAGCGACAGCGTATGCCTGATGGTCAGAATGGTCACAGCATATTCAAGGCACTGATCGACGGCGGTATGGGTTACATGTGGTTTGCGCTTCTTGCATTGTGGGGAGGGACTGTGAGCTATATCAGTCGTGTTCGGAGAAACAACGCACCCTTCAGCTTTCTTGAGCTGGTGGGAGAGTGGACGATATCAGCGTTCGCCGGGATTATGACGGCACTGATATGCCAAGAGATGGGCTTCAGCCTGATACTGACAAGCGCCCTGGCTGGCATAAGCGGTCACATGGGCGGCAGAGCCATTTACATGATGGAGCAATTTGTCTGTATGAAGTTTGGCGTGCCAGTTAGGCACCGAAGGTATGATGATGACAAAAGAGATTAAGGCCGATTTTACGCTGACGCCGGAGCAGAGAAAGAAGGCGGCAAAGCTGACGCACCTACAAAAGTGGACCATAATTCACGCCGCCAGTGGCATGAGCAAAATGGATGCTTACGTGAAGGCTGGCGGTAAAGCGAAAGGGAAAAGCGCCAACAACGTGATTGGCAAAATGTTGGAAAAAGGTAGTGTGCTGGCGTTTTACAATAGTTTGGTTGATTCCGCAGCAGCAAAAGCCGTAATGACCCGCGAAGAAGCCCTGGAAACCCTTACCAAGATCGCCAGGACGACCGTTAAAGACGTGGTTCACTTCAAGGATACGCAGGTAGGCGAGGACGAGGACGGCAACCCCGTGTATCAAACCGTGTGGCGCCTGGTGGACTATGACTCGCTGGATTCTGCCAATGCTGCAGCAATCGCAGAACTGAGTGCAGGCCGCGACGGCTTCAAGTTCAAGCTGCACAGTCAGACCGGCGCCATAAAACAGATATCGGATATGGAAGGATGGGACGCGCCCAAGAAGATCGAGGGCAACATGCACCTGAACACCAATGTTGAGGCACCCGAGATAGCCAACGCCCTGAACCAGCTACTGGATAAGCTGTAATGCTGAAGTGGGATGAAATGACCGACGCGGAGAAGATCGCCGTGAAGGTGGCTAGCGAATCATCCTTTGAAGCGTTTATGAGGATCTTCTTTCAGCTGCTACAGGGGCAGAAGTTCCACAAGAACTGGCACCACACCTATGAATGCCGCTTGGCCGAATCCGTTTACCGCATGGAAATACCCAGGGGAATCGTCAACGTGGCGCCCGGCAGCACCAAAACAGAGATATGGTCCATCCACTGGCCGGCCTGGTGCATCCTGAAATGTATTGGTGAGGGCAGATCAACCCGCTGGCTCCCGCTTTCCTACTCCGACGACCTGGTGAGCGAGAACGCCATCCGTGTTCGGGAAATCCTGGAAAGCGAGGAATATCAGACTTTATGGCCGCTAAACCCTTCCCGCGATACAAAAAGTAAGAACAACTGGAAATACATTGACCAGAACGGGAACCAGCACCGGTTATACGGCACCAGCATCAATGGCCAGGTAACCGGCCGCCGCGCTGGATTCATGGAAGAAGGATTTACCGGGGCACTGGTGATGGACGACCCGCTACCGCCCAAGGACGCCGAGAGTGGCCGACTGATCGACAAGGGCAACAAGCGTATCAACCGCATTGTTCGTTCCCGCCTTGCCCATGACCGCGTGCCTATCGTCATGGTGCAGCAGCGCATAGCCAAGGGCGACAGCACCGACTACCTGAACAGCGACAAAAGCCCGGATGATTACCAGCAGTTCCGAATCCCTGCCATAATCGACGCAAGTTACCTGGACCAGCTGAGTGACGAAATGCGCGAAGCCTGCATACGTGACACCGGATTTACCGGGAAGCGTTGCAGCTACTGGCCAGAGAAAGAGCCCACGGAGACACTGCTTGTCATGGAAAAAGCCGATAACTATATGTTCAGCGCTCAATACCAGCAGTCACCGGATGATGCGCTAGCAGAAGGTGTTGTTTACAAGGATGAAGTGGAGCTTTTAATCGAGGAAGGGCGCATTGCCAACCTTCCCGTTGAGAAAAGCCTGCCCGTGCACACGTATTGGGATCTTGGCATCAACGACGATATGGCACTGTGGCTGGTGCAGATCCACCGCAAAGAGATTCGCTGTATCGCCTGTTACGGCAACCGTGACGAGGGCATGGAGCATTACATAAACTGGCTGCATGACTTCGCAGACAAGTATGGCGTGCGGTTTGGCAAGCATCTGGCGCCGCACGATATCGAAGTGAGGGAGCTATTGTCCGGGGAAAGCCGGTTACAGACCGCCAAACGAATGGGCATCAAGTTTACAACGGTACCGAGAACCAAGAGCAAGCGGGAATCTATCAACGCCCTGAAGGCACTGTTCCCGCGAATCTGGATCGACAAGGTGCGCTGTGACACTGACATTGCCGGGAACCAGGGCGATATGGCCAGCCATACCGGGTGGAAGGCGATCAAAGCGCTACGCCGGGAGTGGGATCACGACAATGAAACTTTCAAAGACACCGTAGGGCCGAAGTGGGCCACCAACTACACCGATGCGCTCCAACAGATGGGGCTAAACTGGAAAGAAGAAAAGCCGAAGCAGACAAGTCATGCCCGCAGCGCTGGACCGGGTGGTTGGCTTGGCGCCTAAGAGAGGACAGGACCATGTTGCCAGGTAAAGAACCCATAAAAACCCGTGAGGACGACAGCAAAGAGTCGTTGCTTAAAGAGATCCGGGAGCGTGCGGATTACGCCAATACCGCATGGAAGCACAACTTTGACGCCGCACAAGAAGATATAAAGTTCCTTGCCGGGGAGCAGTGGCCTGATTACATCAAGCAACAGCGCGAACTGAAGCAGCGACCGTGCCTGACCCTGAACAAATTGCCGCAGTACGTGGACCAGGTATTGGGCGACCAGCGCCAGAACCGACCTGCCATCAAAGTGCATCCGACAGAGGCGAACGTAGCAGGTGGTGGCGAGGACGACCCGCAGCAGATGCAGAACCTGACCGGCAAAGTGAATTACTCGCTGGCGGAAGTGTACGAGGCCCTGATTCGGAACATTGAGTACAACAGCAAAGCCGAAGCCCACTATGACACCGCGTTTCAGCACGCCGTTGAAGGTGGCTTTGGCTGGTTGCGCGTATTGACCAAGTATTCCACCGATGATGCCTTTGAGCAGGATCTTTGCATTAAAAGCATTCACAACCGGTTTGCTGTGCTGATGGACCCGGACGCCGACGAACCCGACTTTTCAGACGCTAACTGGTGTTTCATTGGTGAGCGGATGCGCAAGAAGGAGTTTGAAAAGCGCTATCCGGAAGCAGTTCGAGGGGATCTGATTGACTCAGACCGTGGTGAATATTCCTGGTGGGTGAGCGAGGAAGGTATCAGGGTGGCGGAATACTTCTGGCGAGAGCCGAAGAACCGCACACTGCTATTGCTAAGTGACGATCGTGTGGTGTGGGAGGATGAAGTAAAGCCCGTGCTGGACGAGCTCATGGAAATGGGCGTTACCGAGAAGCGCCGGCGCAAGGTCAAAACCTACATTGTGAAATGGGCGAAGGTCACCGCCTACGATATCCTGGAAGGCCCGGTAACGTGGCCCGGCCGCAGCATTCCCGTGGCGCCCGTGCTTGGCAAGGAAATGACCCTGGGTGACAAAACCTATTACCGTGGCCTGATCCGGTTTGGCAAAGACGCCCAACGGATGCACAACTTCTGGATGACGGCCGCAACCGAGAAATCTGCACTCGCGCCCAAGGCGCCCTGGGTAGCTGACGCTGAATCTATCGAGGGCTACGAGGAAGAATGGGCAAACGCCAACGTCGACAACCAGAGCGTGCTTCGATACAACGCCCGCAATGACGTACCGCCACCGCAGCGCAACCAGGGCACGCCAATGCCCACGGCAGAGCTTCAGATTGCCATGAGCTTCACGGATGAAATGAAGGCCACCATTGGCCTGTACGATGCCAGCGTAGGTGCGCAGAGCAACGAAACCAGTGGTAAAGCCATACTGGCACGCCAGCAGCAGGGCGACCGTGGCACGTTTGCCTATAACGACAACTTGGCCAGGGCCATAGGCCGCATTGGTGATATCTGCGTTGAGTTGATTCCAAAGGTTTACGACAGTGAGCGAGTAATCCGGATCCATTTTGAGGACGGCACCGGGGATTGGCTCAGGATCAACCAGACCATCATGGACGAGGAAACGCAGAAACCTGTGATGGTCAGTGATATGGCGCAAGGTAAGTTTGACGTAACTGTGAAGTCAGGCCCTGGATACCAGACGCAACGCCTTGAAGCAGCTGACAGCCTGATCCAGTTTGCTCAAGCTGTGCCATCGTCTGCCGCCGTGCTGGCGGATCTGATCGCCAAGAACATGGATTGGCCAGGCGCCGACGAAATCAGCAAGCGCCTCAAGAAGATATTGCCACCGGGCATACTGGACCAAGACGAAGCCGACGAGCTTGGCATTCAGCCACCGCAGCCGACACCGGAGCAGCAGGCCACCACGGCCAAGGCTGAAGCCGATATGGCAGGGGCCGAGGCAGACAAGGCCAAGGCCGAAGCAGATACCGCTAGGGCTCAGGCAGATATGGCCAAGGCAGAAGCTGATACCGCAGAAGCCCGCGCCAAAATGGCCGAGATTGAACGGGACGCCATGATTGCAGGACCGGGCTCTATTGAGGAAACCGTGCGCAACCTGGTGGCTGAAGCCATGGCAGAGCTTATGTCACAAGGGCAGCAACCCCGGCAAGTTGCTGGTAATACCTGAAATCAGGCTATAATGTAGGCAGTTAGCTACCTGTGGCTTTTCATAGGGGTAAAATCCGCGATGGAGACAGCGCGACATGGCAGAAGAAGCCAAGACACCAGAGCAAGAAACCGAAAACTACGAGGTTTTCGTTACCGAGGCCGTTGGGGATCAGCCGCAAGGCGATAACCAGGAACAACAGGGTGAAGGATCGGCCAATACCCAAGCGAAAGGAGAGGCCCAACAGGAGGGGCAGGACGTTTCAACGGAAGAAGGCAAGGAAGATGCCGATAAAGAACCCGCCGCCGATGCTGGCGAAGGTGCCAAGTCTAAGGGTAAATCCAAGGGCCGGTACCAGAAACGCATTGACCGCTTGACCGAGCGTGCAAAAAAGGCAGAACAGGAGTTGGCCAAGCTAGAAGGTTCTGGCGATAAGTCAGACACCGGCCAAACCGACAATATCAGCGATAGCGACACCGACGAACCGGACCCTTCCGATTTTGACAGTTACGACGACTACCTTGAGTCACTGGCCGACTGGAAAGCCGATCAGAAACAGGGGAAAGGATCGAACAATGCAAAAGACAAGGGCGCCGACGACAAAACGCAGGACCAGAACCAAGAAGAAGATCCGGAATATGACGAGGCGTTGGAGGACGTGAACGATGCGTTTGACAACAGCCGGGAGAAATATTCCGACTTCGATGAAGTGGTGACCGCGCCAGACGTGCAGATCACCAAAGAAATGGTTAAGGCTCTTGCAGACGCTGATAGTCCTGGTGACGTAGCCTATTACCTTGGCAAGCACAAAGATGAGGCCAGCCGTATCGCTGGACTCGGCCCGATGGCTCAAGCCCGTGAAATCGGGAAACTTGAAGTCAAAGTGGCAAACATTAAACCGCCCGGTAAAAAAACAACGTCCGCGCCGGACCCTATCGAGCCCGTGAGGGGTAGCGACTCAAGCACGAAAACCACAGCAGATATGGATTTTTCGGAGTATGAGAGCACCATGAACGAGCGCGACAGGAAGCGTGGAAGTTTTTGGTAATTGGAGAATAAACCATGAGCGTACAAGGTGTTGATAACCGTCTTTTGACGGACGATGTCATTGTGAAAGAAGCATTGCGGCTTCTGAAGAACAACTTGGTTATGGCGCCGTTGGTCCATCGTGACCTGGAAAAGCGCTTTGCAAAGGTGGGTGACACCATTTCCCTGCAAAAGCCTTACCGCACCAAAACCGCGTCTGGCCGTACTTTGGTTAAGCAGCCATTGATCGATCAGACCATCCCGTTCCAGAATAACCGGCAAGAGCATTTCGGTCTGGAAATTAACAAGCCCGATCGCACACTGTCTGTTCAGAATTTCTCAGAGCGCTACCTGAAGTCTGGCATGATCCAGATTGCCAACGTGATTGACCGCTCTCTGCTTCTGAAGCTGAAGAATTCGTTTTTCAGTTCCGGCACGCCCGGCACGGCAATCGGCACCAAGTCATTCCATCTTGCCAAGGCCCACATGGGCAACGTGGGTGTACCTGACGATGGTATGCGCCGTGGCATTATGAATTTGCTGGATGGCGCGGAGATTTCCGACGACATTTCCACCAAGTTCAACGAAATGATGGTGAAGCAATCGCTTCAGAAAGGTTACATGGGGCCGTTGGCTGACATTGACCTGTTCCAGTCTCAGAACGTGCCAACGCACACAGTAGGCGC